AACAGATGAGAACGAAATAAAAGCAAGTAACGGAAGCCGCTACTGGAACTCTCTCTACATGCAAGATCCCACTCCTGAAGAAGGAGGATTAATAAAAAAGAGATGGATACAGTTCTGGGAAGAAGATAACCCTCCTAACTGTGATTTTCTAATACAAACTTATGATACTGCCTTCTCTACCAGAACGACAGCAGACTTCAGTGTGATCCAGACATGGGGTATCTTCAATATGTATGATCAGGATGAACAAGGCTATGAAAGTTTTGTTCCCCAACTAATACTACTAGGAAATATCAAGGGAAGATTTGAATATCCTGAACTTAGAAGGCTTGCACAGAAACTCTACAACGACCACAGACCTGATGTCTGTATGGTAGAGAAGAAAGCCAGTGGGCAATCTCTGATACAGGACATGAGGAGAGCAGGACTGCCAGTAATGGAATATAATCCTGACAGAGACAAAGTTGCCAGAGTATATGCAGCTTCACCTATTATGGAAGCAGGGCGTGTCTGGATACCAAAGGGAAAGAAGTGGTCTGATGATCTGGTAGAAGAACTTATCAGATTTCCCAATGCTGCTCATGATGATCAGGTAGACGCAATGACAATGGCAATCCACTATATGAAGGAGTCTTGGCACTTAACCCATCCTGATGATCCTGAGTGGGAAGATGAACCAAGATCAGAAAAAAATACATATTGGACATTTTAACTTGTGAAATAGTTAATTTTATGTTATAATAGTGTAGGGACTAAAAGGGGAATAATATGGTAGCATCATCACTATTTAAATTAGCTGGTCGGATAGCATCTAGAATGGCTGATAGATCAGTTGACTCTGGTCTTCCCAGAATTGAAAAGCTATTTGGAACACCTCCCAGAACTCCCTTTCCAACCACAGTAGAAAAAATTGCTTTTGGTGACGAAGCCTTCGCTAGAGGTCCGTATGAGTTTGGAGGACCGCCAAAAAAATATACAGGACCAATGGAAGAAGTAGACGAAGTAATACTAGATGCTCCTCTTAGCAGATCTGAAAGAGATTACTTTGCAGGTTTGTCCAGAGAGCAACGTCCCGGTATAGGTCATAATAGACCGCCTGTAGAAGAAGTTATTGATACAGAAGACATTTTAAAAAGAACAAGAAAATTTTATCCCGAAGCTAGAATTGAGGAAGGAACACTTCAATATAATACTCATAATTATTGGGATAAGAATTTAGAATATAATGCACTTAGGAAAAGTCCTAAAGAAACTAGTACACATGCTGATCTTGCTTATCAACTTGAAGCAGCAGGAGATAATTTAAGAGAACTTACAAAAGGTAGACCCGAACATCCTATATCTGGAAACAAGGGTTATATAGTAGAGAAAATAAATAGGCTTGAACGATCAGCAAAAAATAGGCATCCAGACGATGCATTTGGAAATCGTGAAAAATTATCTAAAGATGATAAAATAAAATTAGACAAAATAAGAGAAGATGCTAGTAAAATTCCTGTTTATTCAGAAGAGACAAAACTAGCTAAAGCTATTATCATGAATGTAATCGAGAATCGTCCTGATTCTTTACTTAAAAACATAAAAAAATATAGAGATATAATGGGATTACCAGATATAGTAGAACCATTTAAACATGGTGGTGGTCTTTCCAGTATTAATAAACCTATTACTATAAATGGACAAGAACACAATCTAGCATGGATCAGACCAGATGAAGCTTCTGCTCTGAAAGCTATGGGTGGTAGTGGTAAGAAGGTAGGTGGTATCCCTGCTTATTTTGATGCTTGGAGTATGGGAGAAACTCCTACTCCTGAAGAAGTATATTCTGTACCAGAACCTGAGACTGCGGCTGATGTCGAGCAATTTATGGAAACTTATGAACAGCCTACTGCAAAAGACTATGCTGATCTTCCAGAGGCATACACCTATAAAGCAGATATAGAAAAAAGGGATCAAGATGATTTTTGGAATAGACCTTCTGATGATCCTACCGAATACCAAAAAATATATGACAGACCCGAATTAGATATATATAAGACTAAATTAATCGAGAGATTAGGTGTACCGGGAATGGAATCTTATATGAAAGGATTAGGAACATCTGGACTTAGGCAGATGGTAGATAAGTTTCATACAGGATATGATTTCGGTGGTCCTATGGGTACAATGGAAGGACTAACAAGAAATATAGCATTAGACTATGCAAGTAAATTAGGACTTAAAAAATTATCAAAAGAGCTTAAAGAATTAAAAGAAAGAAAGTTATCAGATGAAGAGTTGGAGAAAGAAAAAGAAAATATTTTATCACGATACCAAGGTATAGCTGATGATCTTGGTGGAAAATTTATTCCACAAAAAGAGTTTAAAGGAATGTATGGAGATTTTGATAAAACATTAGAAAAGTCTGGTTTAAAAGGTACACTCGCTGGAACAGCTTTAGATTTTTTTAAACCGGGCTCACTTTTAGATAAAGGTATTTCAGCAGGATTAAATGCTTTAACTAAAGCTTTTGGAGTTGTAGGAGAATTTACAACTCCAGAAGGAAAAACTTTCCGGGTAATGGATGACGGAACTTTAGTTGAACCAGATATGCCTCCTGATCCTAGTAGTGTAGATGAGGGTACTGTAGAAGTTGATAAAACAGTAGAAGCTGTAGTAGCTCCAACTTCTGAAACAGTAGCAGAAGTAGAAGCAGGACCAATGGAGACATTTCAAGCAGGTTTAGAATCAATAGAAAGTAATGAAGGAATTAAGAACAGTATACAAATATTAATGGATCAATATGGAATTTCAGAAGGCGAAGCAAGAGTAATGCTTGGCTTAGATGTTAATATAGCATAGGATAAGATATGGCAACAGAAAGAAATCCCTTCGATAAAATACCACAGGAAGTATCTAATGTAGTTCCTATGGCTCCAGCCGAACAAACTGATATAGATGCTACGTTTGAAGTAGCAGATGATGGTGGAGTTATAGTTGATTTTGCAAGTGAAGATATAGTTATGGAGCCTTCCGAAAGTATTGCAGAATGGTATGGTGATTTATGTGAGACACTTGATGAAAATGAATTATATGAAATATCGAGTGATGTAATAGAAAACTATCAGGCAGATAAAGATTCAAGAGGTGAATGGGAGTCTATGTTTGAAAGAGGTTTTGAATTACTAGGACTTAAACTTCAACCGGGATCAGAACCTTTTGAAGGAGCCTGTACAGCCGTACATCCACTTCTGATTGAGTCGGCAGTTAAGTTTCAGTCTAAAGCTTCAGGAGAACTCTTTCCTAGTTCTGGCCCTGTCAAAGCTAACATTATGGGTAAGCATACACCCGAAAAACAAATGCAAGCTAATCGGGTACAGAACTTTATGAACTATCAGTTGACTGAGCAGATGCCAGAATATTTTGATGAGTTTGAAAGAATGCTGTTCCATCTTCCTCTGATAGGATCTGCTTTCAAAAAGATATACTATGATTCAACTTTGAAACGTCCTGTCTCAGAGTTTATACCGATAGATCAGTTCTATGTATCTTACTTCGCAACTGATCTTAGGAATGCAGATAGATATACCCATGTTATTTATCGTAGTCCTGTAGAAATAGAAAGAGATATAAGAGCAGGAGTTTACAAAGACGTAGAACTACCTGAACCTAATCAGACAAATATAACATCCTTTACAGCAAAGATGGATACAATACTAGGTATATCTCCTAGTTCAGATAAAGATCCCCAATATATATTACTTGAGCAACACTGTTATCTGGATATAGAAGGTAAAGATCAGTCATTGCCTTATATCGTAACAGTAGAAGAACAAAGTAGAATAGTATTAAGTATTCGCAGGAACTATGAACAAGATGATCCTAATATGGAAAAGAGAAGTCACTTTGTTCATTACAGGTTTGTACCCGGATTTGGTTTTTATGGATTGGGCTTGATACACTTCCTTGGTAATTTAACAATGAGTGCAACCGCTGCAATGAGATCCCTGATTGATGCAGGACAATTTGCTAATTTACCCGGAGGTTTCAAGGCTAAGGGAATTAGAATCGTTGGTGACAATGAACCTATTTCCCCCGGTGAGTTCAAGGAGGTTGAAGCAACTGGAGTAGATCTTGCAAAGGCTATTATTCCTCTCCCCTATAAAGAGCCTTCCTCTACTCTATTCCAGATGTTACAATTTGTAGCTTCTGCTGGTCAGAAGTTTGCAGACAGTACAGAGCAGATTGTTTCTGATGCTGCCTCCTATGGACCCGTTGGAACAACGATGGCCCTCCTTGAAGCCAGTAGCAAGTTCTTCACAGCTATTCATAAACGAATACATAAATCTCAGAGAGATGAGTTTAGAGTTCTTGCCAAAATAGATTATGATTATCTTCCAGAAGAATATCCTTATGATGTTCCTTTTGAAGACCGTAGTATATTTAAAAATGATTTTGATGGCAGAGTAGATATTGTTCCTGTATCAGATCCTAACATACCTAGCAATGCCCATCGTATGATGATGGCTAATATGGCTATGCAAATGGCACAGCAATCACCTCCCGGTATGTTTAATCTGGAAGCCCTGAACAGAACAATTCTTAATGCAGCAAATATGCCTAACCTTGAAGAAATTCTACCTCCCAAGATAAAACCGAAGCCTATGGACCCGGTTTCTGATATAATGGCTGCTACAAAGGGAATACCCATAGCAGCCTTTCCGGGGCAGAACCATGATGCTCACATTCAAACTAAGATGGCATATCTACAAGATCCTGCCAATGGTGCTAATCCTATTATGCAAAGAATACGTCCTATTATAGAAGCTAATATACAAGAACATTCTGTCCTCAAATATCAAGAACAAATGAATGGAGTAGCACAAGGAATATTAGAACAGGCTGGACCAGAGCAAGCACAAAATCCTGCTGTAGTTGAAATGGCTATGGCTCAAGCTGCTCAACAGGTAATGAATGCTAATCAGGCTATGGGCATGGCTCAGTCTCCAGAACAACAGTTAGTAGCTCTTGAACAAGCTAAAGTAGAATTAGAGAAACAAAAGCTACAATCTGATACAATGGTACAAGCTGCTGAAATGGAACTCAAGAATAAAAAACTTGAGCTTGATGAAAACGAACAATTAATAGATATGCTTAAAGATGGTGCAACTGAAAACTTTAAGAAAGAAAAAGCAGAACTTGATAGAGAATCTAAAAAAGAATTAAAGTCTTTAGAAATTCTTGGCAAGATTGGAATAGAAGAAGCTAAAATAAATTCTCAAGATGAACGTGCTAAAGAAAAAATTATGAAAGAAATTTTAGAACAAAATAAAAAAGATAAAAGAGATCTAGATATGAAAGGTCTTGAAGCCTTAGTTAAATTAGCAATAGAAAAATCTAAAGAGGAGTAGTAAAATGGAGAAGACAATAAAGATTCCAGAGATGAAGAAAGGTAAAGGCTATATTAGTTATAATAAAACAAGCTCTGATAAACCAGTAACTTATGGAGATCCTTTCAAAAGTGATTGTATCGGAGATTGGGAAATGGTAGCTGACCTTAATGAGTGGGGTTATGATGAATTTAAATTTCCAAATCCTAAAAAAGGTAAATAAACTTACCTTATGGAAATTTGGGATGAGGTGATTCAGGAGTTTAATGATGAGATTCAAAAACTCAGAATTACATTAGCCAGTGGGAATGCTGAAGATTATGCACATTACAGACAGCTTGTAGGTTCAATACAAGGTCTGGAATGGGCCAGAGGTAATCTCACTGAAATTATTAAAAAACGAACATATGGAGATAATGAGGAGTAAAATGCAACAAGTACAAATGGGTAAAGCAGTTAAAAATAATCTATGGATTACAGATCCAGAAGAAGTAGACGATCCAGAAGTACTACCTGAATTACCGGGATTTCATGTACTGGTACGTCCAGTATCTGTTAAGAGCCAAACAAAAGGCGGTATTCTTTTACCTGACTCAACAAAAGATGATATATCATATCTTACTACAGTAGGTAAAGTTCTAGCTCTTGGTGATTTAGCTTATCTGGATAAAGATAAGTTTCCTGCTGGAGCATGGTGTAGTATAGGAG